TTTGTCATGCCATACATCTGGGTTAATAAAATCCCAAACTAACTCTGCTTGATCCGAATTTAAGTTTTCCAAGAATGTATTCCCGCTCTCACAATTATACAACACCCATGCACTAATTTTGCCACTTGTGATTGCATAACACAAAGAATTCACGTTCCCATGTCTCAACATATCTTTACTATCGGCGTTGTTTTCTTTTGCCCATTTGATACTGTACTCAACTGCTCGTTGTAATGCATACGTAGGGTCTTCAGTTAACAATAAGTCACTAAGGTATTCGTTGTACAAACTGTCTTTTGCCCAATAATCCAACTTTTTATTATTTGTAATAACATAGTCAATAAAGCGCGGAATGTTTACAGCGTTGATGTCTATACAATATCTCCCGAATTTCACAAACGCAGTATAATATGGGCTATCTATGAAGTCATATACAGACTTCTGCTTAGTATGATTTTGTGTGTATTCGTAAAAACGCAAGTATGCTTGAAATCCTATGCGTACACCTTTCTCGTCTTTTTGCTGGTATCTTCTTTTCTTTTCGCAAGCATGTGCCAAAAGAGTACTTTCGCGTTTAAATGTTTTCTTACAATACTTACACGTGTAGCCTTCAATTACCGCTGTTTTTGACATATTCTTTTAATTCCTTCTTGGTAACAAAGTTACTTAGTAATTCCAGATCATCTTCTTTGTAAGTTGGGTATATGCTAGCAAGTGATTTTTTTATATCGTCTTTTGGATCTTTTTTCTTTTTCTTGCCTATCCATTTACGTCTGTAGGTTCCTAACTTAGGACTACTTGCCGCGACTAGCAACCATTGTAGCTTAGGATGATTATACAAACTAAAAAAGTTTTTATTTGCTATGTGATTAAAACTCGCAACATAATAATGTTGTAGTATTGGGTCATCAACATCCAGGCTTGCACCCCAACGCATATATAAAAATACCTGATACTTTAATTCTTTCTTTTCTTCATCAGTGAGTTTATCGTAAAAATCAAAATCCTTACGATCTATTGCCGGAAGGACTTGCCTAAATAAATCTATCTTGCGTCCTGCTACCATGCCTGATCGTAATCTACAACTTGCGAATTGCGCGAAACATCTTTTATAAAATACACAACATCTGGCTTTTCTTTGTTATTAATCGGAACTGCTAAATATTGCCCGTTCTTTAATTTTGGATTGTACCATTGCACTTCGTTGTACACATCCATTACTTCAACTGGTAAAAAATTAGCACTATACCCACTTAAACTATTAAAACTAAATGCTTTAAAATTCCTATCATTTATACTTGTTAAAGGAACTGCTTCTAAATCGCCTGTCTCTTCTTCGCCGATAAGCAAGTGCCAATCAATAGGCATCTTTATAATATTTCCACCTATGTTGAGAACTAACGCAGGCGAAGTAAAACTTTCTAAAAATATTAACGGAGTAAAAAAGTAGTCTGCATCTTTGGGATTACTATTATCAAATATTGCAAAACGGATATCGTTAATTGTTTCCGGTAATTCGTTGAGTTCATACGAATTATCGTCAAGTGTGTGTATTCTCATATGTTAGACCTGGTTAAAAAGTTAATTATATTTTATATAACTTTAACCTAAATAAAACAAGCAAAATAACCTAAACACTATTTCCAGTCAAGTTTTTCTATCGAAAACGGATAATTGGCTTCCTTATAAAACTTCTTACGCTTAGTTAAATGACGCTTTGCAAATTTACATGTACTGGTTATATCCCATACTTGCACAAAGTCTTTATCTTCTGCTTTACGCACTCCTCGCCCAATAGACTGAATTACACGCACAAAAGATTTACCCGGTTCGATAAGCATAAGATTAAAAATACGAGGTATATTAATGCCGACTGCCGCAACTCCATACGTTGCTACAATTATTTTATCGTCGCTTGTTTTAACTTCGTCATATTGTTCTTTTCTTTCGGTACCTTTTGTAGCACCACTTACAAATACAGCAGTATCGCCCAGTCTTTCCACTAGTTCTTTGCCGGCTTGTACTCTATCAACTAACACAAGTGTATTACCCGATTCATTTGCTTTTAATATTAGTTTTGCCATAGTATCTAAACGATCGCTATCAGTTAATAGATACTTTAGTTCGCTTTGATAATTTGAATGTTCTGCATGATCAATTAACTGTACTACATTCACGTGACAGTTTGCTAACACTCCTTTGTCTTGTAGCTCTTTTGCCGATACACGATTAATAACATCGCCTATACTTACTTGCAGTGATTTAAATTCATGATCATCTTTAGGAACAGTTCCGGTTAGTCCCCAACGTAATGGAACTTTTGCTAAGGGACCAGTTAGCAACGTCTTAAGTGCATCTGCTTTTGCCGAATGGACCTCGTCTACAATAACAGCAACTACATCTTCAACGAATTCGTTTATTGTTATATCTGCTTGGCCTGCACGTGTGTTTTTCATTAGTGTGTTAAGACTTTGCCAAGTGCAAATTGTGTGTGTTTTACCAAACTCTTTTCTATCACCAAAAAATACACCAACATCAAGTTGCATATTAAGATAATCTTCTTCGGTTTGTACTACCAGCGACTTGTTAGGTACAATTACTATACTACGTCCATAACGTTCAACACGTTCACTAAGTGCGGCAGTCATTAATGTTTTGCCGGCGCCTGTTGCGACCTCTTGTAAGCATTGTGGATTTTTTAAGTAATCGTTAATTACAGATATTTGGTAATCTCTTAATTCAATAGATTGACCTGCCACCGGATGCCCTTCGGGCCATTTAATGTGCTTAAAACTGTTTTCGCTGACTTCTTCTAAAGCAAAGTTTGTTCGGTAATCTCTTGTGTCTTCTAACTCGAAGTCCCAACCTTCGTTAACCAATGTTTCGAGAATTTCTGGTAGTAAGTTTACGTATGTACTTCCACCTAAATTAAAGAATGATACTGTACCATCCCATCTTCCTAACTTGTAAGCTGGCATAAATCTTGCATGTGGTATTTCGTACTTAAACTGTCGTACAAGTTTCTTGCGTGTATCAAGATCTAGATCCTTAACAGCACAGTTAACTTCGTCTCTTACTACAATTGTTGCTTTTTTCATATTGTACTTATTCCATAAATAGGGTGGGTACAGCAATTATCAAAAGGAATGAAAACTTTGCTGTACCCAAGGTGAATGGTACCTTGTATTCATTAATAGTGTTTATTTAGGGAGGCTATTATAGGGAGTAATAACACAATAAACACATACTAATTTTTTCTAAACTTGCTTACTACACTAATCAACTGTGATTTTAATTCTTGTACATAAATTTTTTGACTTTTGTACCCTGGATGCGCATTATCAGACGACGTGTCGATCTGCATGCTATGCAACGAGTCATATAAATTTAACCATACTTTCTCGTGTATTCCGCCATACATTTTATACTGCTTGTGTATTTTATTATATAGTAGTATAACTTCCTTGTCGTTTCGGTTAATTGAATTTAATAAATTGCGCTCGTATTTGGATAATTCAGATGGCAAAAAAATGTCTTTATGGGTAAAATAATCATTTGAAAATTCCATCAAGGTATTAACAAAAACAATACGTTTGCCTTGCGAGGAATTAACAAGAATATTAATATATTTTATTAAATTTAATATATCCCAGTGATCGTTATGAATTTTTCGTAATTGATTACCAGTATTAGTTAGTTGTTTAGGAGATGTTTTACCGAAACGGTTTGTGTTAATTGGTATTTTGTTATTTAACATAGTATGCGTTGAATATAGTTCTAGATCAACATGAAAATCGTACCTGGGTATAGCAGACCAAGCAACTACAATTAAATCATATGTGTTATTAACTAGGTAATTCATTGTCTCCAGAAATATCCAATGGTTATTTTTTCCAATCTTTGAACCATTAGTAATACTAACGTCGTTACCAAATACGTCCTTAAATAATTTATTAGCCCACAAGTTCTTGTCTAAACTGGCATTTTTTAAACCAGCACCGTATGTCATACTGCATCCAACAACTAATATATTCATCTATGACCTATTCTTCATACAAGTATTCAACGCTAAGAATTTCCAGTTCTTAGGATTAACTAAAACAAGATCTGCAATCTTGAGTGCCATCCTAAGACTCATTTCGTTTAACCTATCTTTATGCTCTTCCATAAAGTTAAGTATTTTACTTTGAGTTTTGATATCAATGTCGTGATTTTTAAATAATTCTCCCGACTCGGCGATCTGCTTTACTCTAAGGAATTTATCACGCATTGTATCTAATGTAAGATCTAAGTAATGACATCTACTTTGTAGTGCTTCCAAATGATCTTTTAATTTCTTACTACGTATGTTATCAAATTTAATATTAGTAATAAAAATTACAGCACCACAAAAGTCAAATACTTCGGGTATTCCTTCTCTGCGCAAGTAATTTGAATCTGCATTCCAATGCACTCTTCGTCTCTTACCCGAATCCAATGCCGCTTTTAATAAATTTAAACTAAGATCATCTTGTAGAACTGCATCGCAATCATCAAACACCAATACATGGTCTTTAGCACTATGCCTGAACAATGTTCTATATAGCCCAATTGGTGTCATTGCTCCTTTTACAACTTCGTACTTGGGTGCTGTTTGCGCAATTGCATCAAACATGTTTGCTTTAGCGAGTTCTTTTTCTACACCGTATGATTTTCCTACTCCAGGTGGGCCCGACACAATCATTGCTTTTACATCTGCATTTATAGAAGCCTTAGTCATTTCGTTTAATATAGCAAAACGTGATTCTATACGATTCATTACATCTTGATCGGACTCTTGTGGTTTTATATCTTTAGATGCTTTTACATCGCTAGGGTTAATATTAATTCTAATTTTATCTTTACCTATACCAACACTCTTGTTTGGTTTAACAGTAACAAAATGTCCTCTTTTGCCTTCTTGTATTGGTTTAATTAGTTCGAATGTTTGGTTTGTTATCTTCTTCCCACGGTATTGTGCGTTCTTGATAGTAATCTTTTCCACTGTTGACTTTTTCCTTATTTTGTTTTGTGTGTGCATATTATACTACCAAGCAGGTAATAAGTCAACCTAGTTTAGAAAAATAATTCATAAAAAAAGGCAAATTAATGCCTTTTTAATATTCGAAGTATAGATTTTATGCAGTTACATTGTAATCCACAGATAGAGTTTGTCCGTTATCTAAAAAATACCACCAGTTTCCACCCTTATCACTATCATCATGCTCCAATGATTCACCATCAACTAGTGCATTTGCTGATGAAGTTTTTGATGCATATTCTCCATCTGTTCCTATCATATAATAAAAGTTATCAGCGTCATTTATTGTCGACACCGGCGGTGTAGTTGTGCCGTCTCCATTATCAACTCCGGGCTCAAGGATATAATTTGAAAAGTTTGCCTTGAGTCCTTGTACTACAACAGTGTCTCCGGAATTTACCGTCACAGTAGTTGCAATGATTCCCGATATCGAATCATCTGCTGTAAACGAACATAAATCTCCATCAGTACCAACTGCTCCTGTAAAAACTTGAGTTCCGTTAAAATTAACAGTTATAGTCGAACTTCCTTCTGTTGTGCCAGCGTGTTTAAA